GTTTAATGCAACTCGTCGCTTATGGCGCACAAGACGTATACCTCTCAGGTAACCCTCAAATTACTTTATGATGTGTTAGACAACACAGAAGAGAGTTGAAAAGCATTTCGGATGGCCTTTAATTGTAAAATAAAGCCATCACAAACCGATTAGGGATTTTACAATGTGATTCGTAGTAATCAACTCCCAAATGCTAGTTATTTGTTTGTTCACCACCCAAACAAATAGCAACACTGTCAAATTGCTGGAAGTTCCTTAACTCCTATGGAGTTGAGTTATAATTGAAATTGTTTTTATAATTTTAATTGTTTCTTAGAGTTCTATCTACCAAGTTTAAATAGTAATATTTAAATGGCCAAGAGTAAAAACTTGGATGTGCTTAATTTAATTGAGCCAAAGTAAAAATGATAGAAATTGGATAATCAGCAGCCAAATTCCCTTTAGGGAATGCAGTTCAACGACTAAATGTCAGTGGGTCTTACAAATGAAAATTTGTTAGGCTTAAGATATAGTCTACTCTAATGGGAAACCATTAGTAAATTTTATAGATGAAAAATAGCAAAAGAAAAAAATAATATTTTATCTATAAATAAAATTGTCTTCAAAGTCGTCTATCGCAGACATACGAATTTTTCAGTCGAACCAATCCAACAAACTTGGAACGGTGCTGCTGATTTCGGCCGCACTGTAACCTGCAACATCAACAGAAATGGTGATCTTATCACTAATATGTATGTTGCAGTTAAATTAAACGCTCAAGCTGCTGACAATGCTCCTAATGCTGTTGCATGGGGTTTTGTTAACAGACTTGGTCATGCTATGGTTGAATCCGTTAAAATTGAAATCGGTGGTTCTAAAATTGACGAACAATATGGTGATTGGCTCAACATCTGGTATGAGCTTACCCATAAAACAGGTCAAGAACGTGGTTACGCTAAAATGATCGGTGATGTTCCTGAATTAACTTCAGTAACCACTGGTTCTATGAACGCTTACCAAATGTACATCCCACTTCAATTCTGGTTCAATCGCCATAATGGTCTAGCTCTTCCATTAATTGCCTTACAATACCATGACGTTCGCGTCACCCTTAAATTCCGTGATGCTCTTGCCTGTGTTAACTACGCTGGCACTGTAGCTCCCCAATTAGCCAACTTAATGGCTGATTCTTACCTATTAATTGATTATGTTTATTTAGATTCTGAAGAACGCAAGAGATTCGCTCAAGCTTCCCATGAATACCTCATTGAACAACTCCAATTCACTGGTTCTGAATCCTTAACTGCTGCTTCCAACAAATACAGACTCAACTTTAACCATCCTTCCAAATATTTAGTATGGGCTCCTCACCTTGAACGCTACAACTCTCGTACCAGATGGGTTGCCTACGCTTTTGATGGTAACTGGAACGCTGCTCGTGATCGGTTCGCTAAAGTCGTTGCTGCTGCTGCTTCTGCTGGTGCCGCAATGGCCGGTAATGGTTCTATCAGTGCTACCTGCACAGCCCCAGTTGCTGTTGGCGATTTAGTTGAACCAGTCAGACCCGTTGGTGGTTTATTTGACAGACTTGAAGTCAAATTCGTTGCCCAATCTGCTACTGCTGTCAATGGCCCAGTCCAAATTGCATCATCCCGCGATAACCTTCTCGAAAATGCAATTGTTACCCGTAACGATTTAACCATGGAAGATTTATCTATGACTGTTGATCAACTTGCTGCTTTAGCTGGTGTTAATGCTGGTGTTCTTGCTGCTTATGCCCTCCAAGTTGTTAACTACCATAACTATGGTAACTTCATTGATGGTTCTGATAACCCAGTCATCAATGCTAAACTCCAACTTAACGGTCATGACAGATTCCAAGCTCGTGATGGTAACTACTTCAACTATGTCCAACCAGCTCAACACTTTTCCAATACTCCTGCTGATGGTATCAATGTTTACTCTTTTGCTCTTAAAGCTGAAGATCATCAACCCACTGGTACCTGCAACTTCTCTCGTATCGATAACGCAACCCTCCAAGTCGACTGTGGTATGAACAATGCCCCAAGAGCTGACTATGTTGCTAAATACATCGGTAACAGCTCCAACTCTGTTGTCAACATCTTCGTTACATCGTATAATGTCCTCCGTGTCATGAGTGGAATGGCCGGCACAGCTTATTCCAATTAAGCGTTTTACGTTATTTTTA